TCCGGTTCCATAGTGGCGCGGATGAGATTGATGTCTCGGTACAGCCCGCGCTCGATGCGCTGTTCCATCTCCCATTCGGTGATGTCCTGAACTTCGGTCGCACGCTGTGCGGTGTAGAAGTTGCTGGCGGCAAACGGCAGCAGGATGTTGTCGATAGGAACAAACTCGGCACACGGGCGCTTCTTCTTCTCGTCGTACCAGATCTTCATGAACTGAGAGCCACCCAAAGGAAGCTGGGTCAGCAGTTGCTCTTGCTCGTCGCGGAATTCCTGAATCTGTTCCGTCAATTGCCAGTTCATGTAGTCGCGCTTGCGCTCCGCAATCTCTTCCTTCTCGTCAGTGACATCTCCCAGAATCTTTGTGCGAGTAGGGCCTTCCGGCGGAAAGAGTTCCTTTGATGCCCGGGCGGCAAAGTCCACGCATGCTTCCGCCATGACCGGGTGAACAACCCGAGATGCGCCTTGGAACTGGGCTCCACCCGGAGCGTCATTCCCAAGCCCGGTGCGCTTAAGCCCTTCTTCGTATTGTTTGTCACGTTGCTTCCGCGCCTCCTTGTCTTTCTCAATAAGGTCCAGATACCGCATGGCGGTACTCTCAAGCAGGATGGGATCAAAGACTTCTGCAAGGTTCTCGTAGAAGTCCTCAGAGTCCTGCGGACCCTTGATCTCCTCGAAGTTGACTACTGCAGAACCGTCAGGAAGCTCCTCAATTTCAGGAATGTCTTCCGGCATGTCTACGATCGCCCCGCCCTCCGGGGTAGTCGTGATGCCTTCAATGAAGCGCCCAAACTCTGGGTCGATAGGAAACTCTTCTGCCATGTCTGTCTCTCTTAAGCCAGTTTAATGCCGGGTGTAGTGTACGCATGGAACATCATTTCCATAGCGCTCTTGTAATCAGGCTTTACCTTACCACCAGTCTTCATGATGACAGCACCACCGGCCTTCTTTTTGGTTGGCGCTAGATGCGGGTCAGGCGTGAATTCGCCAGTACGCTGCAATCTTTCCCACTCGCTCATGGTGACGTAGCGGGGCACATTGTTTGGCAAATCACCCTTTTCACGTAGATACGAAAAATTTGGGCTTGTCGTATCAACCATGTCTGCATTACGCAAATCGCCAGACACTACATAGTTGCCGTCTCTGATGAACTTCTGAATCATCGGCAGGTAATCTTCGTTTGGAGCAGCGTTCTGTTTGCCCTTGATTTGGGTGATTACACCAAGTTGCGCCTTACGCGCTTCTTGAAACTCCGGCAAGTTACGAACAAAATTTGCCGTGTTATCGAGACTTGCACCAGTAGGCATTTGCGCAAGGATGTTTGTTGCTTGCTCTTCCGGCAAATTAAATAACCAATCCCTTGGGTGTAAATCCGGCTTGCCCACTTCAATAGTCACATGCGGGTTGTTCTTGGCATCACGCAGCGAGAACACTTGAGCCTCTCCGCCCTTGATGGCATCCCAGCCGCCATGTCCGTAGCCGCTATAACCAGAATTACCGGCAGCCTCAATCCAGTCCTCCGACCCTTCTCTGGGCTCGTATCCACGAACCGAGTGGCCCATGCGGTCAGACTCCTTGGCGAACTGACCGGGCTTGTCCAGCTGGACCATCTTGTACCCGTCGTCAAACTCTTGAGCGACGGTCAGGTTCTTCATGTCTTCTGCAGTGGCCTTGGCCATGGCAGCGGCACGCTCTGCGTCATAGGCAGCGGTGCGGCGAACAGCTTGCTCCATTGACATCTTTGACAGTTGCTCAGGGCGAAGACGACCTGCAGCCAAGTCTTCTTTCAAAACATCCACAATGTGGTCAAGGCCCAAAGCCCGTTCAATGTTGGCCGGGCCATCTCCGCGAGACGGAGCCAACCCATAGATTGGCGTAGACGGATCTACCTTCGCTAGCCACGGATTGTTTTCCATCATGGAATCGCGGGCGATTTTGTGTGTGGCAAACGGAAAATTCCGCACCTCACGCGCCTGCTGCGGAGTCAATAGTTCGCTCTCTGGAATTGCCCCCGGTCGGCCAAAGTTTTTGTTTTCGTTTTCATACTTACGCCCAATATTCAACATGTATTCCGGGTCAGCCAACTTGCCGGCTTCAATCTGCTTAATGCTGGAGTCAGTTAACGTCTCCCACATTCTTCCTAAATCGGTGGTCGCAAAACCCTCTTCCGGGAAGCCCGCCGCCTTGCGCTGGTCTAGCGTTTGCTGCATAAGTCCGACGTCTTGATAGGGCATATGCAAAACGCCCTCGTCGGCCAACTTGCGAACCGGATCATCAGGCGTACCCATCTGTTTGCGCACATAGTTATTCAGGTTGGAATCCACCCAGCGGCGCACGGCCTCTTCCTGCTCGAGCCTGTTTACATCCATTTGCATTCCACGAACACGATCCGTCATGGTTTGCGTCGGCTCCATGCCAGTCATCTCGGTGTACTCTTTGGCCGCACGCTGCGCGTCTTCTAATCGATCTTGATATGACTGCAAAGCCTCTGGACTTGTAGCGGTCGGCGCGTTCCGCACATCAATCTGCCGTGGGTTCCCTTTGTAGCCGCCAAGCCACTGACCACCAGTAGGCTTAACCGCATAAGCCGGCCCGGCAAGCATCCCGCTCTCCTGAGCCTTCTGGAATGCTTGCTCGAGCATCTCCTTGGTCGCCGGAGCTGCAGCCTTGGCCGCCTTCGTCACAGTCTGTGCAACCTGCTTGGGGGCTTGGACAAACTGTCCTGCGGTCTCAAACCCTTCGGTTTCTGGTCGGGCCTCTGAGATGCGCGGAACAGCCTTCAGAATTGTCTCTGTGCTCGGCAATGCCGGCGCATCAGGGAACGGGTTGTAGCCGATTAAGTCCCGGATGATTTCGTTGATGTCGCCGGGGAGCCCAACAAGTCCAGCGGCGCTGCCGCGCACCAGTGACTCAAGGTTGCTTAGACCACCACGGACGATGTCTTTGACAGCCTGACCGGTCTCATAACGCTTCGGCTTGTCTTCCACCTCGCCACCCTCTGCGTACCCACGCTTCACAATGAGTTGATCAAGCGGGACGTCATACGAACTCAACGGGAACAACTCTCTGAGCGTGTCTTCCGAGTACGGCATGCGCTTTTGTACAGCACGCGCCTCTGCTTCACCAGCAGAGCGTCGATAGGCAGGGTATGTACCACCACCAATGATGTCTTCTATGGCTTTTCGAGTGCCCTCAATGTCTTCGGTCAACTTCAAGTGGTTGGCAACCTGCGGGAATCGCGGGCTGTTGATGTTGAAGTCTTCAGCAGAAGTAGGACCAAGAATGTCCCGAATCGCTTTCTGCTCGTCCTCCATGCGGCCCATGGACGCACGCAGTTGCTGCAAGTAGTCGTTCTCAGTCATGCCCGGAGGCAACATGTCGCTGACTGATAGCGCAGCATTGCTTCCCCGACCAAAGTTCTCTAGTTCCTGAATGCCATGCTGCATCTCATGGAGCATGATGCTGCGGGCTTCGGGTGTTGTCTTGCCTTGGGCATACAAATCCCATGGCTCATCTTTCGTCCAGCGCTGTTGGCCGCGCATTCTTGCCAAATATCCTTCTGGATACTGGTCCGGCTCAATCGAATACCTTGCCCTCAAATCTCGCAGGTCGGGATACGCCTTAAATGCCTCCGGGTGATACAGCGTCTTGCCTAAAGGCGCAGCCCTATTGGTCATTGCCAGACGACCCGCAGACCTTTTTTGTTTCTCTAGCGCATCGACTTCTGCGTTAAGGTCTGGACGGATTCTGTCCCACTCCGCCTGCGCCTGCTCTTTGGTCAACTTGCCATCTTTGAATGCCTGACGCAATTTGTCGGCCTCCATGCTGGCGCGACCACGCACTACAGCAATCTCTTCGTCTAGCGATTGCATGCGCTCTCGACGTAGAGCAGATGGCTTGTCACTAATCTCCTGACGCAGACTGCCATCCGGGCTGCGGAAGGTGCCAGTCTTCTTGAATGCCTCTTCGTTCGAGACGCCAGCCTTCTCTAACTTCTCGAACTCCTTGGCAGCACGCTTGCTCCACGTCTTGGCATTAGGACCGATGAAGATCCCGGCAAGCATGGGAGCGGCGGCACCAAGCCCCTTGGCAATAGGACCGCCAGCGACGTCTAGGCCGGCTTCCATCAGGGCCTTCTGATACTCACCCTCCAGTGCAGACTTTGTTGCGCCCACGAACGGCACAACAGCCTCAGCAGCAGACAGCAGGGCTTCACCACCCTTGCCAACCTGCGGGGCCTTCATCTCTACCTTGCCAGTGTCAGCAGCGGCAAACGTATCGCTCTTGGCGCGACCACCACGCTTCATGGTGACCGCACCACCCGCGCTCTTCAAAATATCTGGGTTTGTTGCATCAAAAGATCCAACATTTCCTATTGCACTCTTTGCTTGTTCTGGGCGAAAAATTATGTAAGCCAGATTTTCTGGATTTTGGCCATCATCAAGATCGTCAAACGTCCCTTCAATTTGATTAAAGTATTTGATGCCGTCAAATCCACGAGATTCAAGTAGTTCTCTTACGTCGTTGGCCGTTTTTAGCGCTTCAATTTCTTTGTCGCTTGGATTAATTGGCCCATTCCCACCATGTTCCCAGTTGTACAAATAATCTTTCCATGTGTCTACATCGTCCCATGTACCCAAATCCATCTGGGCTTCATAGGGCTTCTTAATATTCAAGTACGCAGGAACGGTTCTCCCGCCAAGTTTTGTTGCAAAAGCATTTGCTTGAGACGGAGTGCCAAAGTGCGCTCCCATTTCCCTCTCTGGACTGGTTTTGAACTTTTTAAAATTCTTTGTAGTGCCGTGGAACATGCGATCTTTAACGTCGCTTCCTTCCAAAAATTTGCGCAAATTTTCTTGCCTTTCCGCAGCAGGTTTCGCCTGCTTGGCAACTTGCAGAACTTTTTTTAGCAAGCCGCCGCCAGCCATGCTCACTTCACCACCATCAGCCTTCTTCTTGATCATGGCACCAGCGGGACCCAGACCAAGCCGGCGGATCTCATACTCACGCCCAAGCATGTACTCCAGATACTCCCGCAGTTCCTCCGGGGAGAATCCCTTCTGATACGTGCCAATAGACGTGATGATGGAATTCGGCTCAGGCCCCAGTTCGCCAGACGCCTTCATGACGTCCTTTCCTCTGGTCGTGATGATTCCAGTACCACCCGGACGCATCACCCGGCCGATGTTCTCTACCGCAGCGTCACGTACATCACGCGGCACTACGTTCAACATGTTAAGGTTCACTAGCCGGTCAAACGCCTCAGACGGAATGTCCTCCGGACGAATGAACGTCGGCTGTACTCCAGCACGGGGGAACGGCTCGAACGACTCAGCACCCAACACTCTGGAGCCAATCCCCAGACCAGACCCGTAGTCCAGCGTGCGGCCCTCTGGCTTCTCTTTATCCAGAATCTCCTTGGCCTTGCGATAGGTCGGCTCAGTGCCCGGGATTTGCGTTTTCTGTGAAGCAGATGCCTCTGGCAATTCCTTCGCTATTGCCTTGGCCAATTGCTTAAGCAAGCCACCCTTAGATAGCTTGTATTCAACCTCAAGATTGACCGGGCGTCTCTTCATTACCGAATGGCTCCAAGGTTGCGAGAGAGAAGATTCAAATCAAACTGAGGGGCGGAGGAGTATGCAGAACTCACCGGCTGAGTGGCCAGCGTAGGAGTCGTTGCTCGCACTGCACTAGTCGATACAGGCGGATTCACAATGTTCTGAATCTGCGACTCAATCGATTCGGCAGGCATCGTTGGCGTTGAAGTAGTGGGGGCTCCAACATTCAAAATCGACGCAAGGATGTTCTCAATTGGCATACCAGTGCTTCTGACGGCACCAGAAGCGGATGTCGTCGTGCCCGGCACCGTCGGAGGGGGCAACATCCCACCACCAGTTCCTGCAGGAACACCGCCCGACCCACCAGCACGCAGTTGGTCAACCAGAGGATTGAGATAATTAACAGAACTCAAACCTCCAACAGCCTGCGTCGGCGGACCCGGGTCAAAACCTGCAATTCTTGGAGTCTCATTTACATCGACCATCGGCGGACTGATTGTCCCGCTATTTGCGGCAATAGTATTCAAAATTGATGGGTCAAAATTTGGAGATACTGCTCCCGTTTGTGTATTGACCAACGGTGTTCCGCCCGGAGTAGTCGGCATATCCAATCCGCCACCGGTTGTCTGGAATCCGGTCGGCGCATCAAGATTGCGATTACGATTAACCGGCAGATTTGGGTTTCTCGGCGTATATGGGACTACTGGGAGATTTGACAAATCGTAAGTACCACCACCATCAGAACCTATCTCTGGGGAAACTCCACCGGCCTCTGCCGCATTTCTGTACCAAACGGCAACGTTCTCTGTTGGGTTAAATGCCACAAAAGACCTGACGTTACCTTCACCGTCAATCAATGGGCGGAACTTTGATGGATCTATGCCACGTTCGGTAGTGACTTGAGGATTTTTGGTAAGGCCCAAACGATCAAACAAAGCGGCGTTTTCTTGTAGTTGCTGGGCCGCATATGGCCCTTTTCGAGCAACATTTGGGTCTACCCGCCAGTCGTATGCAGTTCCCATTCCACCGGCAATCAAATCCTCAATGTCGAGACCTTTATCGGAGCCTGTTCCGGGGTTCAATTCATAAGGACGGTATCCGATACCAGCCTCATCTAGCGTTTGGCCGATACCCCGCAAATCTCGCAAATCAACACCGCTTGCCTCAACCGCACGCAGAATATCCGGCGCACTACTAAATGGGGCTGTGCTAACAGTCCTCCCTTGATTATCAAGGAATCTAAGTAAATCGGGTCGATTTTGACTGTTTAACTCCAAAACAATCCGACCAGATTGGGTATAGGCAGGACTCGTATATCGACCCTGATAACCCTGATATTCCGGCGTGAACGGAACATAGTCATCTTGGGCCGTTGGTTGCGCTGCCGTAGTAGTCGTCGTTACGGGAGTTGTAGTCGTCGTAGGAGCAGAAGTTACGTTTGTGGCGGCAAACTGATTCGGCGTTGACGACAGTTGAAGAACTCTGTCTTCTTGCGGCGTCGATGTTGTTTGCTGCGAGTAATTCTTGGGGTAAACCGTCTCCCCACGGTTGTTAATTACCGGCCTGCCAAGAATGTTTGCAGCTTCCTGACCTGACAGACCACTGCCTCGGTTCAATTGACTGCGAGCGTCTTTGATACTGATTGCTTGGTTAGAAACACTTCCGCCAGAAGCCTTACGCAACTCAGCATCAGCATTCATCAGCCCCTTCAGAATCTCCGTCGGAGACTGACGGCTTCTCATCATTGCCTGCATCAACAACTGCTCGAGACTATTCATGTCCGCACCCTTTGAGTTCACCGCGCCACCATCGGCCTTCTTCAGGAACTCCTCGCCCTTCAGGAATTCACGCAACACTTGCAGCGGCGACTTGCCCGTCACTTCCGCAGTCCGCTGCAGCAATCGCTCCAGATTCTCTACATACAGTTCCGGCTTGGTCTTCAGTGCCGTCACATCAGCCGATCCATACCAGCCAAGAGCTTGAGCCTCTGCCGGGGCAACATCACCCCTCTTTGCGGCACGCTGCCACAGGTCTTCAAAGCCTGCGTATTCAGATCCAGACGGCGCAGCTTCCCAGAAGCCCGGGCGATCCCTTGCTTCACGCATACTCATCTCACCGCGCTCAACCATCTCTCGAGGGCGATACTTGCCGACGACTTTGCCAGTCGGGTCTTTTTCGACTAGTTGACTCACCAGCCAGCGGGGGTCGCCACGCTCAATGATCGGACCGCGCACAGCATTCACATCAACCGTCACTGGTTGAAGGTTACCCATCAGGTTGCGATAGAAGGTTCCAAGCTTTCGCTCAGGCGGCAGGGCTCCCTCAATATCCCCAGCGGCAATCTGCTTCGCCCGGTTGAAGATGGCGCTCTGAGCCAGAGACCCGTATCCCTCGGGAAACTCAATCATTGGGGCTTCAATACCCTCCTGCCCGCGGATCTTGTTCGTCAGAAGAATCGCGTCGGGGTCCAGCTTGCCCTGTTGCTGAAGGTGATACAGATATGAACCCATCAGATTTTGCTGATCTACCGGGTTCCGCTGCGAGGCCGACGCCAGTTGCGCCATCAGACTCTCATACTGAGCGGGACTGATGACATCCATGGCAGCCTGCCTGAGAGGCTCCGTGCCGTACCACTCGCGCATTCCTAGCTGCTCGCCCTTCTCAATGAGCTTATCAACCTTCTTACGCGCCGTAGGGCTATCCAGCAGGTCCTGCATGCGCTCAGTGTACTTGGGCTTCTTGCCGGCGGCTCTAGCCTTGTCTACACCAGCCTGACGCGGCAAATCGACCTGCGGCACTCCCGGCGTATACATACCTTGATCCCGGGGAAGCAGCTTGCCACCCCTTGGCGTAGTGGCCGGCGCTTGCCGTGCCTCCAGCATCTCTCCGGTCTTCCCGGCTTTTCTGCCTTCATCAACCGACTTGATTGCCTCTTGGACAATCTCGATTACCGGGCGGAGGATTTTGCTAGACGGCATATGGATTCACTTTGGGCGGTTTTGTGTCTAGGTAATCATCATCATCGTAAGGCGGGTCTGGGTCAATATCCAGAAACCCCATATCCTTCAATAGTCTGACGGCCTGTGTTGCACTGTCTACATAATCGTCGTGTTCCGAATCCGGGAACGAACAGATTTGACTGAGAAAGCCCTCACACCAGTCACGCACAAACCCTTTGCGATTCTGTGATTCAGGCAACCAAACACGACGCGCTGCGAATATCGCTGCAGCAATCTGCAACCGCTGCATCTTGTCAGCTCTACCGGGATTATAAGACCGCACCGGCAAATGAGCCCGCCTCAGTTCCTGAATCAAACTGATACCGGCGGCTTTATCTTCAACCAATATTAAATCGGGCTTCTTGGCATTCTTACCTTCGCCGTATGACACCCTGAATTCATCTATAACCTTCGGCTTCAAGTCCGGAAACGACAGGTGCTCAGCCCAACAGTCGATCAGCAGAACGGACATGGGTCCATCAGTCGGCTTGAAAACTCCCCAAGTTGTACAGGCCGTCGGATCGTTGTAGGTCTTCTCACTGAATGCGCAGTCGTAGGACTGGACGATGAACTCGAATCGCGGGAACGGCTTCTCTGCCGGCCAGAGTCTGAACATGTCCCGGCTGACGACCTTGCCGTCCTCGAGGTCTACGATTTCACCCAAGACTTCTTGGTCGTAAAGTTTCGTGCCTTTGTATTGTTCTAACTGTTGAGCGAACGACGGCGCTAGGTTCGCCATGTTCTCGTAGGTGGTCGCCTTGTCCACGATGCAATCATCGCGGTCCACCAGTTCGAGGATGAGATCCTTGGGCTTCGGAGTCGTCGTCACAATGACCCGGGGCTGCTCGCCCAGACGCAGGCCGAACATCATCATGTCCCACGCGTCTCGTAGGTACTGGAAGGCCGCGAGCTCATCGCACCATGCGTAGTGGAACTGTGGGCCTCTCAGACGCTCGTAGGAGTCCGCAGAGATACCCCGGATGCTGGACCCGTTGACCAGAATGATCTGGTGGTCCTGCTTGTTGTAGTCCTTGATGAGGGACTGAGGGATGACAGACAGCAGACCAGACTGTCCCTCGAAGCATGTGAACTTGACGTCATTAGACGTCGGGGCCAGCACTAGACAGCGGGTGTTAGGTTCCTGCCATGCCCACCACCAGAGAGCCTCTGCAGCGGAGCGCGTCTTTCCTGCACCACGCCCTGCCAGCATCATCCAGACCGTGTAGTCGATCTCGAAAGGCGGAGGGATCTGATACTTGTGTGCGCTTGATAGCCATTTCAGTCTGGAGGCTACGGCCACCTGATTGTGAGGGTCGAGCTTGGATATCTTGTTCGCAAGCTCAAACATCTCCGGCCCTCAACTTCACTGAGCTTCTCGAGCGGCTTGATTGGCAGCGAGTTGCTTCTCTGCTTCGGCCTTGATACGCATGGCCAGCGGATAGACTCCGGTGCTGGTCGGCAGACTGCTCAGGCCCATCAGGATCTGGTTAACTTCTTCAGCCGTGAACGTCAGGTTGATTTCCATGGGGTGGCCTTATTTGGATTCGCTGCGGATGCGGAGCTCTAGATTCTTAAGAACCTCTTTGAGCTCTTCGTTCACTTCAGACTGCACGACAACAGGGCTCTCGGCGTCACCAGCCAGTGTGGTGCGGTCGCCATACTTCTTGGGCTTCAGCTTGGAAGCAACCCACTTACGGGCGTCCACACGATTCTTCTGCCACGTCACCCAAGCAGAATCGACGCGACCTACGCCTTTGTCATCGACGACTTGGATTGGCTCTTCATCAGCCAACGCAACGATTTCGTCAGCCAGAGTTTCTGCCTGTTCTTCTCGAGCGCGTGCGTATTGCTCCGAGAAAGTAGAGTCGCGCAACAACCACAGATACACGGTGCTCAATACGGGCATGTGTGCATCTCTAGTGATTTGTCTTAGAGACTCTCCGTTAGAGATTCTTTCGAGTATCTCTGCTGCTATTTCTTTGGTGTATGTAGACGGGCGACCACGAGGGGCTTTTGGCGCGTCGGGTTTTTTCCGCGGCTTGTCGTCTGTTCGCGTTTCAGCCATTACGCTTATTCCTGCGAGTTAATGTAATGCGTATTAGTGTAACGCATCGTTGAATAGGTGCCACATCTCCGATTTCTTTAAGCGACGGCGCTGAGGATCTAGTCGTCGGTACCGTGTGGCGGCGGTGCAATAGTTTGGCGGCTACCAGAGTTACCATCCTCCGGCCCCTCCATGAGTTGTTACCCTGTCCACCCGGCCAGACACGCACTACCCGAGAGCTACGCCGCGTGCATAACCCAGACGCGGATGGATCACCAGAGGATAGAGCCCGGTGACGCTCACGCCGACTCTCGCGGCGCAGAGTCCAGATAACCCTCTGGATGGGGGGTCTGGTAGCGGGACCCAGACTCGCACTGGGGTCTTCGGGATATGAACCCGACGTGGTGCTTCTCCACTATCCCGCGTCATCAACAGGTGAGAGAGCGACATGGGTGGGATCTCTCGGCGGGTCTGCGCCGATAGAACATGCAGCCCTCTCATCTCTTGGTCCCGGCTGTTAACCGCCGCCGGGCCGCGTTGACTCAATAACAGAGCCCTTGAGTGTTACAACATACTGTCTTGTAGATCCATTGTCCGTTGACCAGATACTGCATGGTCATACAGTTGAATTGTTCTGCGGCGGCTGGTGCTGCAATCAAAGCAATCAAGAGCGCAAAAGCTTTCATCGGCGGCCTCATCAGATAAACCAAATCATCAACATGATTATTGAGATTGCGGCGGCACCAACCACCTTCTCGAGGGTGGTTT